GCCCTATTGCCCGACCGCATGATCACACGGTCCATAATCGCAGCCGTGTAGCGGCAGAACATCTCCTCGCCGCAGATGCGGCAATGGATCTTGAAGTTCGGCTCATGCCCTAGGAATATATCCTGGCTTCTTCTCCACTTGGGAAGATGTGGAAGTTTCATAAATTCGCTTTGTTTCCGAATGAAGTTTTTTCCAGTGATCCTTCGGACAAGCGACCCCAAAAACGTCCCACAGGCCGCAAGCAGGGCACCAAACTTCAACGTCAATCGCATAAGCATTCTGCTCTCCTTTCTTCCACCAGTCCGGTTCGTTGAGCGGAAAATTGAGAAGCTTGAGAGAGAGGACTTCCATCGGTTGCTTCTCGCAAACGCCGCACATCGGAACAAAGTCGGCTTCCAGCCCGCTGATATTGTCCTCACTCGGATTCACCTTCCAGCGAGGCATGTCACTTCAGGTAGAGCAAGCAGTAGGCGCTTGTGCTTATCGTCTCGCAGGCCAGGTTGGGAACGCGCAATCCGCCGTTCGGAAAACTGATGTGAACAGACCGCTCGGAATCAGCCGCATCGGGCTGCCGCATCGCAATCGCCTTGAGCCCGGTGTAGACTTTCCAGGTGTAAAGTTTTCCCGCTTCGTTTGTCCAGAGATTGTCATCGACGACGACCACGGTGTTGTTCCCGGCAGTCTTGACCAGACAGACGAACTCGCCTTTGTCCGCATGGTCGTAGTAATTCAACGCCGATCCGTTGGACTTGGTAATGGCAAAAAAGTCCCCGTCCGCGATCGTCGAGGGAAGATAGGTCCCGGCGCTCATGGTGAGCGTATCATTACCGGTGATGGTTCCCGTCACGGCGGTTCCGAAGATCGTTCCCGATGTTGCTTCCGCCAAATTGGAAAGCCAATAATGGAAGAGTGCTACATCGGCAACGGCGGCGGGATAGAAGCTGACCGCATTGATCCAAAGGGGTGTTCGGGAAATTATTCCGGTAGCGTTAATTTCCCAAATTTTGTCGTAAAGTACATTGCTCATTTTTCTCCTTTTTCCGCTATGCCAGCCGGGCAGCCACCGGGTTCATGCGCGGAATCTTCTTTCGCTGCTGTCTGCTCCTTCTGGAGCTCGGTAAGGATTTGATAGGCTCCCTGGCAGCGGAGAATCTCCTCGTTGATCTTGGAGATCTCATCCCGGATTCTCTCGGCTTGGGAGAGAAGCCCGGTCCGGCGCTTTAGCAGCGCATCGTGGTCTGCCTGGATGGTACTGATCCTTTTTTCGATGTCCATATTACCTCACTTTATCGGCATCAATAGGATGGATGTGGTTTTCGGTAGAGCCGATCTTTTCTTTCGCTTTTCTTTCAAGAAACGTAATTTTATCCAACTGTTCATCGGTCATGGTCTGGCCCCACTCCTTGCGGATATTTTTCTCCATCTCAGACCGGGTTTTACCGAATCCTGCTTTGCCCCTAATGATAACGTACATGGTTAAGACTCGGATTCCGGCAGGTTGCCAGGCATGGTAAATGTATCCACGGAACACCAGCCGAAAAACCTATACCCTAGTCCACCGCATTGAGGACAGTCGATTTCGATTGTCTCACTTTCTTCTGTCGTCCCGCTAGTCTTTTGTTTCCCATTGATGCAATACGGACATTCTACCCAGATTTTATAGCCTTCAGCCATACAATCCTCCTTAGAGAAAATGGGGGTGGATACACCACCCCCATCTCATAATCAGATAACGATTCCAGCGGTGTCCCAATTACCGGCTTGAATCATTCCGCCAATCTTAATCGTTGTTTCAAGAACGATATTGGAATAGGCAAAGAAATTGTCTACGATCTGACCCGTGTTAGAAGCCCCGGCGGCATTGATGTAAACACCGCTAGTGGGGATTGTGCCGAAAATATTGTGGGCGATGATCGCCTGGGTCATCGGTGGAGCAATGGTGATATAGGTGCTATAGGGGGCCTCGGTGACATTCCCCCCATAGAACTTGCACCGTTCAATCCTCATCCTTACTCCGGGATTCGCGCTACAGCTATAGTTGATACAGCCGATGCCACCCGATGTTCCATCATATTTCGTATGGAACACACAGCGCTCAAAAATTGTCCCATCGCCACCGGATGCGACATAGACTCCACTGCCTTTGATAACGCAATTATAGAATGTGGTTCCATCGGTACCGCGCCGAGTATAGGTAGCGCCGTTGTTTCTCAGGTAAATTGCGTAGGTCGCATCTTCCGCATAGAACCCGATGTTCTCGACATGAAGCGCTGGTGCATCAACTAGAAGGGCCTGAGTCGTGGCATGTTTCCAGCGGACTCCATATTCCGGGTTGATCGAGTTGGTGATTCCGATAAGGGAAATATCCGAGTTGGTAGCGACTACCGTGTTTCCCCCGGCTCCTCCGAGGGTTACCGAAACATCTTCGGTATACCTATTGAATCCGGTCCCGATTTTGTAGGTTTGCGGACGGATGTAGATGACATCGCCCCGGGTGGCAACATTTATTGCCTTCTGGATGGTCTTAAACGACCGCCCCGAAGTTTTCCCCGCGTTGGAATCATTCCCGCTCACACCATCGACAAAGTAATGAAGTGCCCAGGGCGAACTGAAACGCCGGCCACTGACCGGTGCTCCGCCCAGTTCGAAAAGCATATCTGGTGCGATACTCATAATGTTTCTCCTCTTCTCCGCCTCAAGCCGGCGGGGCGTTACCCCCGCCGGTCATGCGGTAGAAGCATCAAGCGGAGGCGAGCGCAATACCCGGCTATCACTCGCCCATGATCCTCAAAGGCGTCCGGGAGCCTAGTGTTCAACTCAGATGTCCCCAATGTAGATCATCTGCGGATTGCCGAACCCGAAGCTGAAGTACTGGAGGGAGTTGACCACGATATCGCGGGTCTCGTCGTAGGCGTTGTGCGTGTCGAGATCCGGCTCCATGGCGATGAAAGTCTTCATATCGTAGTCTTCATCCTCATAGGCCAGAACGGCCCAGGAAGATGCACTCGTGTACCTGTGATAGGTAGACAGCTTCAGATCCCAGAGGTCGGGGATGACGTTCTTGGTGTTGGACATTTCTCCGGACTTGTTATCGGACCTCCAGATCTCGTGCGCCGTGTCCTTGAGCTGCGGATGATAGATAAGGCGCGTCGGCTTGGCGGTGATGGCCCGGCCGCCGTCGTCGATGAGCGTGTCGAAATAGTTCAACGCGCTCACGAGAGCGGCATGGCTGAGGCCGGCATCACCGTAGTTGTCATAGGTGGTGGTTGAGGCGAGAATCGTGTGGGAATTGCTGGCGAGCGCCAGGGTGTCGAAGCCGACATACGAGGTGTAGGTGGCTGCGGTGGGGTCGTTCCAAACCCGAGCCAGGACCGTGTCACGGGTCTCGATCTGGCTGACCTTGAGGCTCTTAGTCATTTTCTTCAGGATGTTGTACTTGTTGAACTTGTTCATCCGGTGGGTGATGCGGAAGCCGTTGCCGTAAGCCGCCTGGGTGATGTCCTTTGTCGATCCGTAGTAGGGAGCGGAATACGGGATCGCTTCCCCTTCGGGAACCTCCGATCCGAGTCCGAGGCCGGCGATCCTCATGTCGCGTTCATACTCTTCCTCGGAAGCGTATTCCTTATAGACGAGCATGTGCTCATCCATGGCCTCCCGGTCGGTGTTGTCAAACAGTTTCCGGAGGACATTTTTGAAAAGATCCTTGTTGGTGCTTTCGTCGAAACCGACTCTGATGATGCTCATATTATCCTCCGATCATGTCAGCGCTGGCGTAGTTGAAGCGAACGAGAACCCTGGTGCCAGAAGCCGGGGTATCTCTGGGGTCAAGCGCCTGAACGATGGCATCCTTGTTGGTGGTTGTTGCGAGAGACAGGTTGTTGTAGTTCCCGGCCGTGAAGCTGGCGAAGTCGTAGCCGTTTCCGACATGGGTAGCCGTCGCCGGCGTACCTGTCGTATAGACCGACCAGACCTGTTCGGGAGTGATGACATAAACGAAGGCATCTGCGTTGGTCGTACCCGAGGCCTTTTTTGCGGCGACACCGCAAACATCATTGCCATCGGTGGCTATGACGATGAGCCCCGAACTCAACTTGACCAGATCGCCTTCTTTGAACGTCTGGGTAGCTCCCTCCTTGAACTTTTTCAGGTTCGGAGGACCGCTCCAGAGTCTAATCTTCTTAGTGGCCATAGTAACCTCCTTGTGGCCGGGAGGTCACTCAATGCTACGGTTTAGTCGGGTAAGGCGGTGCTTTCTCCGTTTTCGTCTCGCTCACGAGCGCATCCCTTTCTGCATCGGAATACGCCCGAGCGCCGAGCTTGGCCGCTTGCGAAGCAAACCTGCCCTGCGCGATCTTGACGGCATTCTGGGACCTGACCAGGGCCTCCTCTCGGTTATCGAGATAGGTAGCAAGATCCTGCTTCATCAGAACCGCATCCATGAACTGCCAATGCTTTTCGGCATTGAGGATAGCACCTTCTGGAAAGACTGGATCTTTAAGGGTCACAAATTCCCACCCTTCAGCCTGGGCACCGGAGATCTCATAAGGAGCATTCCGGTGGAACTTGTACTTGAAACTGGGCCTCATGGCCGAATCCTTATAGTCAAGAAAGCGTTTTTCCTTGAAATAGAAAACACCGTTTTCCGGCTTCGACTTCTCCTTGTCGATCTGCGAATGTTTGAGGTCAACAATCTTAATGTGTCGCAAGAATTTTCGCATTACTTTCTCCTTTTCGACTTAGGAGGAGCCGTAACCATTGAGTCGATCTCCTCTTTCGTGATGGGTTTTTTCTCACCACGGTTCATTTCCTCGAGAAAGACATCTGCCTCCTCGTCCCATTCGCGACCGGAAGCGGATTTCCCTCTCGAACGTCCAGCCGAAGGGATCTCAGAGAAGCCGGCATCCGTGGCACCGGGAGCGGTTCGATAGTATTTCTCGAAATTGAGTTCTCCTTTGGCGCGGCGCATGATCTCCCCGGCGAAAGCCCAGGTCCCCTCGGACTCCATTTCCTGGGGGCGGGTGATTCGCCGGTCATTGTAGCTCTGATAGACGATGTTCTCGACTTCGCCCTCGATTCCTTTAAAGAGATCGGGCCACTTCTTGAAGGCGTTGTCTCGTCCGCGCTCGTAGGCTCCCCTCATTTCCTCGTCATACTGTTTCGACCGCTGCTGTTGCGCCTTAGTCACCTGCTTCTTCAAGACGTATTCGGTAATAGCGATTGACGCCTTGACCGGGTTTTTGTAGTACTCTTCTTCGGTAATCGGGAGGACATCCTCCTTTTCGACTTCCTCTCGAGTAACTTCCCGGGGGCTTTTTTCTTCGAGTCTTGTCCGGTAAAATGCGTTTTCGTTTTGAAGGTGTTCAATCCTGGCGGACATGTCCTGGCGTGAGGCATCCCACTCTTCCCGCAATTTCCGAACTTCGTCCTCGATGCCGGAAGGCTTTGGGGGTGTTTCCTTGGGGGTCCCCTCTTCTCCCGGCTCAACTTCAGGACTCGGCTCCTCGACGTTCATTGCAGCCGCGAGCTCGCGTCCTTCATCGTCGAGCTTTTCATCGGGTTTAGGCATGAAAATTACTCCTCCTTTTTAGATTCGCGTTGCTTGATCTCATCAAGCACCGTATCCCACAGGGCGCAAACTTCCTTGAAGGCCTGGCTTTTGCCCTGAAGTTTCTTGACTTCGTCTTCCTTCTCCGTGCCCAGAAGTTCGAGGGTCTGTTGGCGAGACTTCTGAATCCTGGCCATGAACTCCCGGAAATAGTCGGTCGTCTCGATGGTCGATTCTTCCGAGGCGCACTTGCTGGCGTAACCCATTTATTGCTCCATTCCGGGCGGCATCCCCGGTTCTTCGGGCGCCCCCATCTCTCCGCCGGGCTGCTGGCCGGGCTGAGGCTGCGCCTGCGGTTGCTCCGGCTGTTTCTGCTGAAGATCAGGCGACTCGGAAATAAGCCTTTCCTTGTCCGTGACCTTCTCGATATCGAGAACTAGGCTCTCCGGATCAGGCATATCGTAATCGCGCAGGATCTGAGTGAGAACATTGACGCTGATGCGGTTCGCCTCATAGACGACTTTTTTGAAATCGGAGGGCGTCTTGGAATCAACGAGTACCTGGATCATGGTGCCCATCTTGGTCATGTAGTCGGAGATGAGCTGGTAGACAGCGAGGTTGACTTCCCGGCGGATTTCCTTGTTGATGACTTCGGAGGAGACGGTGAGGTCGATTTTGAACCCGTGCCGGATATCCTTGAGCGGGAAGTTGACCGTCTGCTCGACGATCGTGCCCTTTTCGGTCCGCTCATTATAGACATAAACGGGTTGGTACTGGGCAAAGAGTTCGAGAAATTGATACCCCAGTTCGATGATGGGCATCCGGACGTTATCGGTCATCCAGGCGAACTTGCGGTTGGCTTCCTGGATGAGGGCGAAAGTTTCCTTGGCGACTGGCCGCTCTGCGGTAGACATCCCCATGACGTTCGGGGTGACGCCGCAAACCTGCTGCGCCATGTTCATAAGGCGGTCTTCCTCGCGCTCGGTCGATGGAAAGATATCCGAAAAGGGGATTTCCTTGACTGATTCGTTGATATTGAATTCGGTCGTCCAGGTAGCCCCGGGGGAAAGCTCGAAGTTATCGAGTCCGCAACTGGCGCGGACAAGCATCATGGGAGCGTTAATTTCGATGAGTCGGTTAATCCGCTGGTTATGGAAGTAATCAATCTCATTCGCGATGGGTTCGAGAATCTCGCAGAGGCCGCGACCGTCAAACCGGAAGGGTACAGGGATGGGGGTCATTTTGAAAAATGGCCGGAAGCCAGAAAAAAGCGGATGATAGATAGCGCGAACAAGTTCGCCTTTTTCGATATTCACGGTGCAAACGATCTCGTCTTCCTCACCGTCTCCGTCAACATCATAGGCGAGGTAGGTCTCCCAGAACTCGATGGGCTTTTCATAGTCGGTTTTTTTCGAGCTCATATACTGGGAGGTAGCCCGGCGTTCTTTGGTCTCATCCTCTTTGACCATCCCGGTAAGCCTCTTTGTCGGCTCCTCGAGGTAGTAGCCCTTTTTGATGCGAGTAAGTACCTGGGGCCTTCTCAGGCGGAATCTAAAAGCAGCGAGATAAGCATCCTCAAAAGACGTGCAGTCCGAAGAAACAACCAGATCCTCTCTCGACAGGGCATAGAAATTGGGTCCGTTGTAGACCTGCTCGATATCTTTGATGGCTTTGTTTGACGACTTCCAGATCGGATATTTCTTAATTTCCGGATTATCGACTTCTTTGGGGGTAGCATTGCGATAGGTGGTACGGACCTTTCTCTCGTAAACGAGCTTACCCAGTCCCGTTCCTGTCTGGAGTGCTTGCATAAGGGGAGCATGAAGTTTTTCTTTGAGATGGAGCGTATGTTTCTGGAACCAGTTGAGCTGGCGTTCGATATCCGGCGCGATCTTCTCGAACCCGGGTTCCATGGCCGTAACGGTCCAGAGGGTTTTCTTTGACCAGAGGGCATCATAGATGCGGACGGCCACGGTATCGATGTTGATCATACTGATGGGAGGAGAGAGTGCGGCAGCCCCCTCAAAGGGAAAGTCGGTCTCCTCATACTTGCCGGCGTACTGCTCTTCCCAGGTCGCCAGCTTCTCAATCCGCTCCTTCTGGTTGCGGAGCTCGAGCTTCAAGGTTTTAAGGACATGTTGTTTAAGGGTATCGCCAATGCGCTTGCCATCGACGAGTTTTTCGAGGTCGATAGACATTCCTCCGAAGAACCCCTCTTCGGAGGTTTTGGTCATCTCCAGACGTTCAGCTTTGGTCTGCTCGTCCTTCGGGTTTTCAGCTTCTTCATCCGCCACTTTTTAGTCTCTCTCCTCCCTGACTTGAGAAGTTCTTTCGATGGTGATTCATCGAAAGACGTACGAATAATAGACATCAGAAAAGAGAAAGTCGGGATTGAAACGGAAAGGGTTACTAGCTTATCTGGCTCGCTTAGGTAGCTTTTTCCCCTTTGCCTCATGTAGGTGGGAGCGAAGTTCCTCGGTTGTGATACCCCCCATCCGGCGCTTCTTGCCGGCGCGTCGCCGGGCGAGCTCTGAGCCGAAGGGGCCTCTTTGTTTTTGACTCACGATGGGCGTATGTTTGCGGACGCCCTTTTTGCCGCATGATGATTGATCTGACATTATGATCTTACCTCCTTAAAAGTATTTGGAGGAGAAAGTCAAGCATGTTCTTTCTCCTTTTTCATTTTTCTCCCGCAGTAGGGGCAGAGTTTAAATTTCAACTCCGAACGCAAATGAGGATGCATAAAATGAGAATTATATTTTTCATCGGGTCGGCGTATCAACATGGCAACAATCGCATCTCCGAAAGAGGCATCGAACGCCTTAGCCTCGATACAACAATCAGGGAACCTTTGGTTTTTCTTTTTTCCCATCGCCTGAATCCTTCACATAGGCCTCGGCTGTAGCCACGGCCTCGGCCTGGGCCTTAGCGAACGACTCTTTGAGCATCCGCCCGAAGTCGCGCTGGGCCTCCAGGAAGAACTTATCGGCCTCAGCTTTCTTCTCCGGCGGGATATTGAGCCGGTTGATCACCTCTGTCAGAGCATCGACGGTGAGGCGCATCTGGTTTAGTTGGTTGATAAGAGCGGATCTTGAGGCGCGATAAGCCACATAGGCAAGGATTCTTGAGTCAAGTTCCATTGTCTTACCTCCTTAGGTTCGAGATATCGGCCACTCTCCAGGAGAGTGAAACCCCAATCCTGGAGGATCCTGTCGGCATCGAACTGGTAGACGCCTGGGCCGTAGATGAAGTTGGGCTCTTTGAAACAAGCCCCGGATCCGATGCTCACATGATCTCCACGAGGGTCTTTTTCGTTCGTCCTTTCAAGTAGTGAGCAGCCCGGCTCGCCTGTTTTTTAGTCGCGTAGGCACTGCTGCTCAAGATCTTGTCATGCTCCATTATGAACACCCCCCATTTCCCGTCATGGAAGAGCGTCCCCGGGGAGGTGACAACGACTCTGAACCTCGGTTTTCTCATCCCTTTATCTTCTTCTTGATGACAATTCCGTAGCCACCTTCATCTGGCGGTGAAATAGCTCCCCCGCAGCTACTTCGCTCTTTAGAAATCACAAATTCCTCCGCGTTTTCACTGAGGTGAAATCCATTTGCGTCAAAAACCCCCAGGTATTTTCTGGGGTATTTCTGCATAATATGAACATGGAATCCTCCCCCATGGTGATCAAGTTCACCGGCAACATCATCTAGGAAAAGGCACTTGAGTTCTGACGGAAGAGTTGTTTCAGCTTGACGCTTAGCATCAGATTCTGGTTCAGCGAGGGCATCGAGGAGATCTAGTATAACCCGGCGCTGGCAAGAGTTTATCACATCTCTGTCATAAGCATTTTCGAGAACTTTTTTAGCTCTTTCAAAATTCATTTTTCACCTCCGAGTAGCCCTACTTTACGCCCCTGTTTTCCAAATGTCAAGCGATTTTCATTGACTTTCTCCAACATTTGGTTTATTGTCCTATCGAAGGAGCATGAGACAATGAAAAGAGTTGCTGCTATCAGGCTTTCTAGAGAACTCGTAGAGAGTTTTTTTGGCACAGGGGCTGTTCATCAGAGAGTTGAGTTTGAATCTGGCTTGCCTCCCGGGGCGGTATTGTGTGGAGTCGA